AACAATTATACATAAGGCGGAAAAACGGGCAAAGGGGTCCGGACCTTATTCAGGCCGGCCTTGTGCGCGCGCGGTCATGATGTAAACAGCAGCAAACGAGCCGGAAGGCGGGCAAGATCGAGACGTTTAAAAGCGTCTTTTTTTCCGGCCTGTTTTTCGACAGCAAAACAAGGAGGAAAACCATGAGCAACTCGCCCAAGCTCAAAATCGAGATGCTGCCGGTCGACGCCCTGCAGGAGTACGAAGGGAATGCCAGGCAGCACGGAGAGACTGACATCAAGGCCATCAAGGCCAGCATTGAAAAATTCGGATTCAACGATCCGATCGGCATCTGGAAAAATAACATCATCGTCGAAGGACACGGCCGCCTGATGGCGGCGAAGGCGCTCGGCATGACGGAGGTCCCGTGCATCAGGCTGGACCATCTGACAGACGAAGAGCGCCGGGCTTACGCCCTCGCGCATAACAGGACGGCAGAGCTGTCCGAGTGGGATCTCCCACAGCTGGACCTGGAGCTGCTCGGGATCAAAAGCATTGACATGAGCGCGTTCGGCCTGCAGATCAGCGAGGCGGAAGAGGAGGCGGAAGATGACAATTATATTGTGGATCTTCCGGAGGATTCAAAAGCGAGCCTGGGTGATGTTTACAAGCTCGGAGAGCATATCCTGGTCTGCGGAGATAGCACGGATCCCGAGGTCATAAAAATGGCCACATGGGAGGGTGCTATGGAAGCAGACTTGCTTCTGACTGATCCGCCTTACAACGTCGCGCTCGGACAGCACATGAGGCCATCCGAGGCAATCCAGCTGCACCGGAGGACGGACGGCCTGGTTATAGATAACGACGACATGGATGAGAAGGAATTCCAGGAATTCCTTTATAACGCGCTGACAGCAGCAAAAAGCAGGATGCGACCGGGTGCGGCTTTTTATATCTGGTATGCAGATACAAACTCGCTGACTTTCAGGCAGACCTGCAGGACGGCCGGCTTTGAGGTCAGGCAGAACCTGATCTGGGTGAAGTCGGCGTTTGCGATGGGCCGCCAGGATTATCAATGGCGGCACGAGCCGTGCCTCTATGGATGGAAAGAAGGCGCAGCGCATTATTTTATTGACGACAGGACGCAGTCGACAGTTTATGAAGACGCGCGGCCGAATTTCGCAAAGATGAAAAAAGAGGAGATGCGCGAGCTTCTCGAAAGCATATATGCGGACAAAGAGAGCACGACGGTCCTGCACGAGAAGAAGCCGGCCGCGAGCGTTCTGCATCCGACGATGAAGCCGGTGCCATTGATCGCTCGCCTGATAAAGAACAGCACAAAGAAGGGCGACGCGGTTCTGGATCCATTCGGAGGATCAGGCACGACGCTGATCACTTGCGAGCAGCTAAAAAGGCGCTGCGCGATGGTTGAGCTGGATCCGCATTATGTGGATGTAATAATCGACCGGTGGGAACGCCTGACCGGACAGAAGGCTGAGCGAATAGCATGACAAAAGAGGCATGGAAAAAGAGAATCAAGAAGGCGTGCGAGGAGGCCGGGACATATAGAGATTACTTCGACAGCATAGTCACATCCCTGGCGGAGATCTTAGAGGCCCGGGACAAAGTACGAAAGTATTATATTGATTCCGGAGCGGAGCCGATCGTCATGAGAACGAACAAGGGCGGATTCACGAACATGGAAAAAAATCCGATCCTGATCATTTACGACGATATGAACAACACGGCGATGGCCTACTGGAGAGAGCTCGGTCTGACACCGAAGAGTCTGAAGGCGATCGATGAGAAGGCCATGAAGGGCGGACAGAAAAAGAACACGCTCGGAGACGCGCTCAGGGAGTTGGGGATATGAAGCACGACATTGTTTATTTGGTAAAGGACAGCCCGGCGAACGAGGAGCTGCGGTTTAGCTTGAGATCGGTCTGCGAGAATTTCAGCAGCAGGAAGGTCTGGTTTTATGGCGGCCGGCCGAGCTATCTCGAGCCGGATGAATGGGTGCATGTAAAGCAGAACCAGCGCACCAAATGGATGAAGACGACGAACATGGTCCGGCTGGTTTGCAACAATCCGGAGGTAACAGACGACTGGTGGCTTTTTAATGACGACTTCTTCGTTCTCGATAAAATGGCCGCGCATGTTTCGTGGCCATACGAGGGTGACATATATCAGCACATCGTCGAGATAGAGGACAGGCACGGACAGAGGGCGACGCCGTACACAAAAGAGCTGAGGCGCATGGCGAAGATGCTGAGCAGCAGAGGGCTGACAACTTATAACTTCGCGCTGCATATGCCGATGCTGATCAACAAAAAGAAGGCGCTGGAGACGCTCGACGCGTTCCCGGATTGCCCGATGTTCCGGAGCTTATACGGCAATATGCACGGATTGAAGGATGCCGGCGCGATCGAGACTGAGGATGTAAAGATCGCAGGGATGGACAGGCTGCCGGAGGATGGTGCCTTTTGCATTTCCACGGTCGACGAATCGTTCACGCACGGCAAGGTCGGAGAATACATTCGGAGGAGGTTCCCGGATCCGTGCAAATATGAACTATGACAGCAAAGGATTATATCAAAATAGCGACACAATACGCGGAGGACGTCGTCAGCGGTAAAAGGATAGAGGGCGCGGAGGTCGTCCTGGCCTGCCGGAGGTACCTGGCGGACCTGAAGCGCGAGGACATCGAGCTGAGACCGCGGGATCCTAACGCGGCATGCGCGATCATGGAGGGGTTCTTTGTAAACGCGCAAGGCGAAGACATGAACGGGATGCCGCTCCTGGGAACGCCGTTCAGGCTGCAGCCGTGGGAGATATTCGCAACGGTGAACATCCTCGGCTGGTACTATACCGGGACGGATGTCACAAGGTATAAAGAATCGTTTATTATGACGGCCAGAAAAAGCGGCAAAACGAGCTTCGTCGCGGCGCTGGCCTTCGCGGTCGGGATCCTTCGCAGGAGATCCGGCTCGAAGATCTATCTGGTCGCGAACGCCCTGAAGCAGACGCTCGAGGCGTTCAACTTTTTGAAGTTCAACATGCACTATCACGGGCTGGACGACGATCCGGACATGAGGATCCTGGATAATTCGTTCAACCATTCGATAAGTTACCAGTTCAGCGATGAAGAGGGCAGACCGGACGGCCTGGTCGAGGTCATTGCTTTAGCGTCGAATCCGGACGCGCAGGATTCCTTTAACTGCAATTTTGCGATCGCGGATGAGCTCGCAGGATATAAAAAGGCGAAACAATACACGCTCTTCAAGGACGCCCAGAAGGCTTACAGAAATAAGCATATTGTCGGCATAACGACAGCCGGAGACGACGCCAACAGCTTCGGTTACCGGCACATGGAGGCGGCGCTGAAGGTCGTGAACGGGACGGTCAAAGACGACTCGTTTTTTGTACTGATCGCGCGAGCGGATCAGGATGAAAACGGCAATGTCGACTATACGAACGCGGAGCAGCAGAAAAAGGCGAACCTGTCTTATGGCGTAACCGTCAGCCCGGAGGAGCTGATGAACGACGCGCTGCAGGCGCAGAACGATCCACAGAAGCGGAAAGAATACTTTGCGAAGAGCCTGAACATATACACGAGCGCGGTCAAGGCGTACTTTGACATTGAAGAATTCAGGCGGAGTGATAATAAATACAAGTGGAGCATGGAGGAGCTGGCGAAGCTGCCGATCAAGTGGTTCGGCGGCGCGGATCTTTCCAGGATGCACGACCTGACAGCCGCGGCGCTGGTCGGAGAATACGAAGGCACGCTGATAGTCATCACGCACGCATTCTTCCCGGCCGCTCAGGCACACAAAAAAGCAGATGAGGATCACATCCCGCTGTTTGGTTGGAAAGAGGACGGATGGCTGACGATCTGCAACAGCGAGACGGTCAATTATAACGACATCGTCGAGTGGTTCGACGCGATGCGGAGCAGGGGCTTTAAGATAAAGGTCATCGGACAGGATAAGAAGTTCGCGCGGGAGTTCTTCATCGGAATGAAGCAGAAGCGGTTCCTGGTCGTGGACCAGCCGCAGTATTACTACATCAAGAGTCAGGGCTTCAGGCACATCGAAAAACACGCGAAGGACGGAGCCCTTTATTATATGCATTCGGAGGCGTTCGAATATTGCGTCCAGAATGTAAAAGCAATAGAGAAGACAGACGACATGATCCAATACGAGAAGATGGCACCGAAGAGCCGCATCGACTTGTTCGACGCGGCCGTTTTTGCGACGGTGCAGCTCCTCGAAAACATGGAAAGAACGCAAAAAGCAAGATCATGGATCGGAGAATAAAACATTATGGGAATATTTGACATTTTCAAAACGCCGTGGCCGAGCAGCAAAAGGACAAGCCAGAGCGCCATCGGAATAGTTGTCACAGACGGCGAGGAGGGCGATCTCAAGTGCCCGGGCTACACATCGCTCGCGAACAATCCGGAGGTCTTCACGGCCTGCCGGAAGATCGCTTCGCTGATCAGCTCGATGCCGATCATGTTGATGGAAAACGGCGACAGCGGAGACATCAGGATCTTCAACGAGCTGTCCAGAAAGCTGGACATCGAGCCGAACAAGTACATGACGCGCAGGACCTGGATGGAGGCCATCGTGATGAATCTGCTGCTTTATGGCAAAGGCAACAGCATAGTCACGGTTAAGACGCGGAAGGGCTATCTGGTCAATTTGGAGCCGATACCGGCATATAGAGTTAGCATCAATCCGGCTTATGGGTCCGCAAAATACACCATCAGCATAGACGGGAACCAGTACAGACCGGATGACCTTCTGCACTTTGTGGACAATCCGGATAAAGATTTTCCATATAAAGGCAAAGGGCTGACGGTGATATTAAAGGACGTCGCGGAGAACCTGAAGCAGGCCAGTTACACAAAAAACGGCTTCATGAGCAGCAAATGGAAACCGAGCGTCATCGTGAAGGTCGACAGCATGACTGACGAATTCGCGAGCGCGGAGGGCAGGCAGAAGCTGCTGGACCAGTATGTCAAGTCGAGCGAGGCCGGAGAGCCGTGGCTCATACCGGCGGAGCAGTTCGACATCGAGACGGTCAAGCCGCTCAGCCTGGCGGATCTGGCTATCAGCGACAGCGTCGAGATCGACAAGAGGACGGTCGCGTCCATCATCGGCGTGCCGCCTTTTGTTCTCGGAGTCGGAGAGTATAACCAGACGGCGTGGAATGCGTTTATCTCAAACACGGTCCGGGTGATCGCGGAGGAGATAGAGCAGGAGCTCACAAAGAAGCTGATCCTGAATCCGAAGTGGTACTTCAAATTCAATATTTTGAGCCTTATGGATTGGGATGTAAAAACGATCGCGGACGTTTTCGGCTCGCTTTCAGATCGCGGATTCGTGACCGGAAACGAGGTCAGGGACCGGATCGGAATGAGCCCGATGGAGGGCCTGGATGAGCTGCGCGTATTAGAAAACTATATTGGTTGGGAGTATTCGAACAAGCAGAAAAAATTGATTCAGGGTGATGAAGAATGAGCCTGAAACAAATCAAAGGATTTGACAATTATCTCGTCAGCGATAAGGGGTATGTAATAAATCTCGAGACAGAGGCAGCTCTTAGAGGAAACAAGAAGAAAACGGGCTATTACGAGGTCGCAATAAAAGACAATAATGGCAAATATCACGATGTTCTTATTCATCGGATAATTGCTGAAGCGTTCTGTGAAAAACCGGAGCCCGAGGGGCTGGAGGTAAACCACAGAGATGGAGACAAGTCAAACAATAGGGCTGACAATCTCGAGTGGGTAACACACGGGGACAACCTTAAACACGCATACGAGAATGGGCTCCGGAAGGATGATGTGTCACCAAAGGCTGTGATTGCGATCAGCATGGAGACGGGTGAGCGCGTGGAGTTTCCGTCGATATATAAGGCAGCGAGGTTCCTGGGAATAAGCCAGGGAAACATCTGCATGGCTTGCAAAGGCGAGAGACCACACGCAGGCGGATATTTATGGGAGTATAAGAATGGCGCTTTTATGTAATGACTGCACCGTGGTGGGCAAAACAAAACAGATCTGGTGCGACATAACCGGAGAGCCGTGCATGCATGTGAGATATTGCGCCGTTTCAAGTAAATATTACCAGACGGACGCAGCGGCAAAATGTAAAGTGAGGGCAAAACATGAACAACAGAGAGATGCGACAGATGCGATCAATCGCGTCTGAATTTAAAACGCGGGAGGATGGCGAAGCAAGGCGAATCGAAGGCCACTTTGCCATTTTTAATAGTATTTATCAAATAGCGCCGGACATGACTGAGACGGTCGCGCCCGGCGCATTCACGGAGACACTCGGAGGAGACATTCGTGCGCTGATCGACCACGAAACGATGTACGTCCTCGGACGTACAACAGCCGGCACGCTGGAGCTCCGCGAAGATGAGACCGGGCTGTGGGGCTCGATCCTGATCAATCCGAACGACCAGGACGCGATGAACCTGTGGCACCGAGTCGAGCGCGGAGACGTGAACCAGTGCAGCTTCGGCTTTGACATCCTCGAAGAGGAAACCGAATTCCTCGACGACGGGTCCGTTCATTGGACGATCAACCGGGTGAAACTTTACGAGGTTAGCGTCTGCACCTTCCCGGCTTATGCAGAGACCTCCGTGGAGGCAAGAAAAGCTGACAAGGCGCAGCTCATCAAGCGACAGAACGAGATCTGGCGCGAAGAGATGCGCGAGAAATTGAGAGGAGTCAATAATGGCACTTAGAACACTGATGACCAAAAAAGAGCTCGACCAGAAGAGGAAGGCGCTCGAAGAGCTTCGCAAGAAGGACGCGGAGTTTATGACCAGGAATGCCGAGCTCGAGGCAGCCATCGAAGAAGTCGAGACAGAAGAGGAGAAGGCGTTCGTCAGAGAGGCGATCGACGCATTCGAGAAGGACTCGGCTGAACACGAGGCTGCTAAAAAGGACCTCGATGAAGAGGTCAGAAAACTTGAAGCTGAGCTCGATGAGCTCGAAAAAGAAACAGATCCGGAGCCGGAGGCAGAACCGGAACCGGAGGCAGAAGAAAGAAAGGACAACAAGATCATGAACACAAGAAAATTCTTCAACATGACGATGCAGGAGAGAGATGCATTCTTTGCAAGAGAGGACGTTCAGGGATTCCTGGCTGAGACAAGGGCGGCGATCCGCGAGAAGAGAGCCCTGACAAACGTCGGCCTCACAGTTCCGGAGGTAATGCTCGGACTGATCCGCGAGAATATCCTCGAATATTCGAAACTGTATAAGCATGTAAACGTCGTCGCGATCAACGGCGAAGGCCGCCAGATCGTGATGGGAACCATCCCGGAGGCAGTATGGACAGACTGCTGCGCGAACCTTAACGAGCTGGATCTCGCATTTGCAGATGTTGAGGTCAACTGCTGGAAGGTCGGCGGATATTTCGCAGTCTGCAATGCTAACCTCGAGGACAGCGACATCGACCTCGCAAACCAGCTGCTGACAGCCATCGGCCAGGCGATCGGTCTCGCGCTCGACAAGGCGATCCTTTACGGAACCGGCACAAGGATGCCGCTCGGCATTGTAACAAGACTGGCCCAGACATCGCAGCCTGCAGATTACCCGGCAACAGCAAGAACATGGGTCGATCTGCACACTTCGAACATCAAGGCCATCAATAGCGCCGGCATGACAGGCCCGCAGCTCTTCGCAGCTATTACTGAGGGCTTCGGAGCAGCTAAAGGAAAATACAGCAGAGGCGAGAAGGTCTTCGTCATGAACGAGAAGACTTACACAGCGCTCGCAGCTAAGGCGATCAGCGTCGACGCTGCCGGAAACATCGTGTCCGGAGTATTCGACAGGATGCCAGTCCTGGGTGGCGTGATCGAGGTTCTTGATTTTGTACCGGACAACGTTATCATCGGCGGATATTTCGACCTTTATCTGCTTGCAGAGAGAGCAGGGACAAAATTCGCGACATCCGAGCACGTGAAGTTCCTGGCGGATCAGACAGTGATGAAGGGGACCGCAAGATATGACGGACAGCCGTCAATCGCTGAGGGCTTCGTCGCGATCGGCATCAATAACACGACACCGAACGCATCGATGAGCTTCGCACCGGACACAGCAAACGCTGAGGAGTCGGAATCCTAAGAGGCGAGGCAGAAGAGCCGGCCGTCAATCTGGGGAAAATGACCAAAAGAGAGCTCCTGGAATACGCCCAGGAGCTCGGCCTGACGGTCTCCTCGTCGAAGACGAAGGCTCAAATTATTGAAGTAATACAAGAAGGTTAAAGGAGGAGCCGGGATGGATAATACCACAATGCTTAAGGCACTTAAGGTCGATCTCGGGATCACAACGAACGCTTATGATGACCGCCTGGTCCAGTATTTAAAATCGGCAAAGAAGGCCATCGAGATCGAAGGCATCACGCTCGACACGAGCATCGAGGACTGCGATCTGGTGGTCAGGTATGCTGCATGGATCTGGAGGAAGAGAACGACCGGAGAGGGGATTCCGCGCAGCCTGCGCTGGGCGCTCAATAACAGATTGTTCTCGGAGAAGATCTCCGGAGAGGAGTCATAAATGGATGATGTTATTATTTTGATCCGGCAGGACTACATCGCGGATGCGGAACTAAACCAGATTCCGACAAATAACGAGCGGATCGTTTTCTGCCAGACGAGCTCCGTCGGCCGTTCTGAGTTTTACCAGGCAGCGCAGGCGGACATGCATCCGGAATACGTTTTTACGATCTCGAACTTTAGAGACTACAGAGGCGAGAAGTTCGTCAAATATCTCGACTGGCTCGGGTGCGAGCACATGCTTTATGTGACACGCGCCTACAGGGTGCCGGGTGATGATTCTATCGAGCTGACATGCGAGGAGAGGACCGGCGATGGAAACTAATCTGGTCGCTGAGGTAACAGCAGCGCTTACAGAATATTGTCAGGAAGTCCAGGACGCGGTCGACGCGGCCGCAAGAGAGGCCGCCGAGCTTACGCAGCGACAGCTGAAGGCAAACAGCCCGAGAGGCAAAAGCAAAAGAGCTTACAGAACCGGCTGGAGGATCAAGAAGACGGAGCTGGCGAACCTTGTGAGCTTTACGGTCTACAACGGCACAAAACCGGGGCTGACGCAAACACTCGAATACGGGCATGTTGGCCGGAACCAGTATGGCACATTCGGACGGGTGAGAGCGATCCCGCACATCGGCAAGGCCGCGGAGGCGGGCATTCAGAGATTTGAGCTCTCAGCGAGAGCCAGGATCAGGAGGATCAAATGAGCATAATGTCAGCATTACAAGCAACGGGGCTGCCGTGCGCTTATTCGCATTTCAAGCAGGCGCAGGAGCCGCCGTTTATTGTTTATATCCAGTACGGACAGAATCAGCTCTCGGCGGACGACACACGGCACTGGCACCGGAACATTTATCAGGTCGAGTATTACTTCATGGAAAAAAGCGCGGCAGCGGAGGCGGCCATCGAAAAGGCGCTTCTGGATGCCGGCTATCAGTTCACACGCAGCGAGGACACCTACATCGAAGAGGAGGACGTCTTCGTGGCTTATTATTTTACAAATTGATGAAAGGAAAAAGACATGGCTGAAAATAAAGTTCTTTATGGATTCAAAGATCTGTACATCGGCACATACGAAGTGGACAGCGATGGCGATGTCACGATGGGCAGCCCATATCACCAGAAGGGCGCTGTGGGCTTCAGCCCGGAGGAGCAGGGTGAGAATTATACATTCTATGCAGATGACAGCGCTTATTATAGCTATTACACCAGCGGCACCTTTGAAGGCGACCTGGTGGTGGCGAGATTTGACGACGCATTCAAAACGCAGTTCCTCGGGTATGTAACACTTGACGACGGCGGCCTTGCACAGATCAGGAACGCCCTCAAGCCTAACATTTATATCGCTTTCGAGGTCCAGGGAAACGAGGGCCCAGAGCGCGTGATATTTTATAACGGATCGATGGGCGGCATCACTCGCGAGTTTGCCACGATCGAGGAGAGCATCGAAGTCCAGACCGAGTCTGTCAGCATCACGATCAACGGCGATGCGGAGACAGGCATGAGCAAAGTCTCATACTCGCAGGACAAAACGGGATTCGACACGCTCTTTACGAATCCACCGGCGCCAACGCTGCCGGGATCGGCGTCTTAATTGACAAGATAGAGGAGACAAGGCGGAGCTTCACGCTCCGCCGCTTTACTATGAGGAGGATTACATGAAAGACATCATTACCCTTGAAAACGGTCAGGAGATAACGCTCGACAACAATCTCGTCTGGCTGATGGAATACCAGAACCAGTTCGGAGAGGATATTCTGCCGACCTTGATGCCGCTCATCATGTCCGTGGCGGATCTGCTGGGCAGCATAGCGGCCGACAGGAGCATCGACTTCAACGACATAAAACTGACAGACGCCCTGCAGCTCATGAAAACCGAGGAGTCAATGGATGCCTGGATCAAACTATCGGCATTCAATACGACGGACATCATCAACATGATCTGGGCGCTTGCAAAGGCGGCGGATGATAAGATCGCGCCTCCGAAAAAATGGATCAGGCAGTTTGAAGACGGGTTCCCGCTCGACATCATCCTGCCGAAGGCGGCGACACTTGTCGCGAAGGGCGTGGTGAGCTCAAAAAACTGGGAAAGGCTGACAGCGACATGGTCCAGGCTGCAGCCGAAAAAGATAGAACAATAGATCTAAATACGATCATACTGTCAGCGCTTGAGAGAGGGCTGGCAATGCAGGATATAAAAAGGATGTCGCTGGGGCACGTGGTCGATTTTGTAATTGACTACAACAAACGACAGAAAAACGCTGAGGAAAAAGCAGAGAGACAATCCAAGGCGAAGCATTACAGGCTCGCCTCGAAGGATGAGGTCGACGCCTGGCTGAAAGGATAAACAGCAAAGGCAAAAGGAGTCCTGCAGTCGAAAATATCAATGTGCTGCCAGGGAAAGGCGAACCAGACACACGGCCTTCGTTGGGAGTATGCAGGAAGAATGGAGACATAAATGCCAGGAGCAATAAAAGGAATTTGTATAGAGTTCAGAGGAGACGCAACGCCGCTGCAGAAGGCGATCAGGACGGTCGAGTCAGAGCTGAAGAGAACGCGCACCGAGCTGACGCAGGTCAACAAGGCGCTGAAGTTCAATCCGACATCGGTGGACCTCTGGAGGCAGAAGCAGCAGCTTTTGAAGCAGAGGATCGCGGAGACGACTGACAAGCTCGATGTTTTGAAGCAGGAGCAGAAGCAGATGGACGCTGCCGGCGTTGATAAGAATTCCGCGGAGTACAGAAAACTGCAGCGCGAGATCATCGAGACGGAGTCACAGCTGAAACATTTCAAGCGCGAGCTCAACGCGATCGGCAACGTGAAACTGAAGGCGCTCGGTGAGCAGTTCAAAAAGATCGGCGACAAGATGACGAGCGTCGGCAAAGATCTGACGATGAAGGTCACGGTGCCGCTTGCAGCGGTCGGAGCCGTGGCGGTGAATAAGTTCGCAGAAGTCGACAAGATCATGCAGCTCACGAATTCCACGATGAACAACACGGCGGAGGAGGCGGAGCTCCTGAACAAGGCGATGAAAGAGGCGGCGGCATCCTCGACATTCGGAATGCAGGACGCGGCGAACGCAACACTCAACTTTGCGAGAGCAGGACTCACGGCGGAAGAGGCCGCCTCCGCACTCGGCCCGGCGATGGCGCTGGCTGCCGGAGAGGGAGGCGAGCTTGACACCGTATCGGCCGGACTTGTTGCGACGATCAACGGATTCGGGGATTCATTCGACAACACGACAAAATATGCGGACGTTTTCGCAAACGCCTGCAACAATTCAGCGCTCGATGTAAACAGCCTGTCAAACGCGATGAGCGTGGCCGCGCCGATCTTCGCGGCGGCCGGGTACAGCGTCGAAGACGCGGCCCTTTATATGGGCATAATGGCAAATAAGGGAATCGACGCGGACAAGGCGGCGAATTCCCTGAAGACGGGCATGGCGCGCCTGATAGATCCGTCAAAACAGGCAGCGGACTGGATGGACAAGCTCGACCTTTCGATTACGAACGCGGACGGCTCAATGAAGGATTCGGTCACGGTGCAGCAGGAGCTGCATGATGCCTTCGCGGGGCTTTCGGAGTCGGAGCAGATCGCAGCCGCATCGGCCATATTCGGCAAAAACCAGATGGCTCCGTGGCTCGCGCTGATCAACACATCGACGGACGACGTGGCGGCGCTAACGGCGGCGCTTGACGAAGAAGGCACGGCGATGGAGATGCAGGCGGACATGATGAGCGGATTCGGAGGATCCATTGAGCAGCTAAAGAGCGGCCTGGACGTTCTGGCCACATCGCTCGGAGAAGCGCTGGCGCCGGTCATTCAGATAGTAGTGGATGCGCTTCAGCAGCTGGTCGATTGGTTCAATAATTTGAGCCCGAAAATGCAGTCGGTCATCGCGGTGATCGGAGTCATAGTGGCGGCGATCGGCCCGGTTCTCGTCATACTCGGCGTATTAGCGAGCAGCATCGGGAGCATCATTTCATTGATCGGAGTGGTGGGCCCGATCCTGGCCGGACTTGTAAGCGGCGCGTTTTTACCTATTGTTGCGGCGATCGCGGCGGTCATAGCGATCGGCGTCGCGATGTATAAGCATTGGGACGAGCTCAAGGCATTCGCTAAAAATCTGTGGAACAGCGTCAAGGCAACTTTTGAAGGCATAAAGACATCGATCACGACGGCATGGGAAAACGCGAAGGCGAAAGCCCGGAGCATCGTCGCCGGGCTTGTTTCTTCGGTAGTTGTAAAAATCCACGAGCTGAAAGAAAAAGTTCGGTCGACATTTGAGGCTATCAAAGAGAAGATAACCACACCGATTCAAAATGCGAAAGATAAAATTCAGGGCATCATCGACACGATAAAAGGCTGGTTCCCGATAAGCATCGGGAAAATCTTCAGCAATTTAAAACTTCCGCACTTCACACTCACGGGTAAATTCTCTCTCAATCCGCCATCAACGCCGAAATTATCGGTTAGCTGGTATAAAACGGGCGGCATCTTCAACAGCCCGACGATTGCGGGAATCGGAGATGTGCCTGGAGGCGAGGCGGTCGTTCCACTGGATAAATTCTGGCAGAAGATGGACGAGATGCAGGCCGGCCAGAATATCGTTATAAACATAAACGGCGCAAACAAGGATCCGGTCGAGATCGCTGAGGAAGTGAAGCGGATCCTGATAAAAGAAACTAATCAGAGGAGACTGGCATGGCAATAAAACCAGGATTCAAAACGTTCACGTTTGACGGACAGAGCTCCGGGACATACGGAGCTTACATAACAGGCTCGGCCGTATATAACGCGCCGGAGCGCGATGTCGAGATGATAACGATCCCAGGCAGGAATGGCCTGTTTGCAATGGACAACGGGCGCTTTGAAAATATCGAGGTCACATATCCGGCGGGCATTGCTGCAGATTCGCAGGAGGAGCTGGCACAGGCGATCTCTGACCTCCGGAACATGCTGGCCTCCCGGAGCAGGTACTGCCGGTTGACAGACGAATATCATCCGGAGGAGTACAGGATGGCGATCTATAAAAGCGGCCTGGATGTGGATCCGGTGCCGTTCCAGAGAGCGGCGGAGTTCGACATCGTATTCGAGTGCATGCCACAAAGATGGCTGACAAGTGGAGAGGCCGCGCAGGCGGTCGCGAACAATGGCACGATCTCCAATCCGACGCCATACGATGCGAGTCCGACGCTTCAGGTCACAGGTTACGGCAATATCACCGTGAACGGGTACGAGATCGAGCTGGTCAATTCCACGGTCGGCGCGATAACGCTCGCAGATCCGACTGACAACAATAGCGTTATTTTTTCCACGGCGCTGCTTGAGGCAGGCGACGTCATAACGCTGGAGGGCTTCAGTAAGGCCCTGCGCGTTCGCTTAAATTCGAGCAATTCAGGCGCTGAGATCGTGGGTTATACCATAACGGCAAAGAACACAAGCGACTTCACATTTACCACGAACACGGCGGAGAACATAAGCAAGAAGGAGAGGCGGCGCACGCTTGAGTTTGATCCGATAGACACGAGCGGGCTTCTCGGCTCAACGAAGAAGTATTGCAGATGCACAGTGGCGGTCGGCTACAAACCGACCTCGGGCGCGTCAACTGTAACCGACTCATTTGATTTCGATATATGGGTGCAGTTGACCGATGTGGACAGTACCACAAAGAAGCTGGCAATCGGCTCGTCAAGCACTAACAGCGATGCGAATATAAGCGTGTCAGTCTCGACTCACACCGAGGCGATCACAGCCGTCTCGAGCCAGTCGCTTCTCGGAAGTCCGACATATATCCACTGCGAGATCGGAGAGGCATACAAGATCGTGAACGGCGAGGAGGTACCACTGAACGCGTTCATTGATTTAGGCAGCCGGCTGCCGGTCCTGTCGCCGGGCTCTAACACGATAACTTACGATAACACGGTGACACAGTTCAAAGTGGCGCCAAACTGGTGGAAAGTATGATTCCGATATTATACGAAAGCAACGAAACAGGATTCGACTTCAACGGGCTCGCGAGACTGCGGGACGCCATCTCCGTGAAAGTAGTTGAGGAGAGAAACGGCATTTATGAATGTGATTTCACATATCCACGGACCGGCGCGAATTTTGACCTGATCCAGGTGGGACGCATCATCGGAGTCACGCACGACGACACCGGAGACATACAGCCGTTTGATATTGTGAGCTACACAAAACCGATAGACGGGATCGTGGAGTTTCACTGTACGCATGTGAGTTACCGGCAGAGCTATTTCACCACGGTCCAGCCGGGTGCAAATACACTTGATGAGGCGTTCGACATACTAAAAAATCAGACGATCCCATCCAACAGGCTCTTTAATTATATAAACGACATGGGCAGCCGGACGGGTTACGTCGGAGCGCTAAACGGCGTCCCGAGGACGGTGCGGTCTATACTCGGCGGCACCGAGGGTTCGATCCTTGACACATTCGGCGGAGAGTACGAGTGGGACAAATGGAAAGTCATTCTTCACGCGGCCCGCGGCACATTAAAGCCATTCGCGATCCGGTACGGCGTGAACATGGTCGACTATAAAGAGGACCTCGACATTCAGGGCACTTACATGAGAGCGATACCGTTCTGGAAAGGCACCGACGACGAAGTCGTGTTCGGCATGGCTGTGGACGCTGGAGGCGCAACGATAACCAACAGGCAGGAGACGGTTCCTCTCGACATTTCGGACAAGTTTCAGACCAAGCCGACGCAGGCGGCGGTCGAGTCGATGGGCCAGACGGTCATCAACAGCCTGAAGCCGTATATTCCAATACAAAACATTCACGTCGAATTTGTGAGGCTCCAGGATCTCGGCTATCCGGAATTAACGCAGCTGATGACCTGCCGGCTTTGCGACACTATAAACGTGATCTTCCCGGAGTACGACAGCAGCGGGCAGTTTAAGATCGTAAGGACGACATGGGACGTCCTGGCGGACAGATACGAATCGATGGAGCTGGGCGATCTTTCGGTCACGCTTGCGGACGCGCTCGGAGGATCTTCAGGAGGATCCGGAGCGAATCCGCGCGGATGGTTTTATGTAAACAGCCTGACGGCCACGACGATCACGTCAACGGGAGCAGATAAAAAGATTCCGATCACAGCGATGGGCAACGGCGCGGGCTTTGCATTTGACAGCGATAATTATGGCATCAAGTGCGTCAAGGGCGGCATCTATGCGCTTTCGGTTCAGGTGCCGATGGACACGGCAACGAGCGGAGACCTGATCGGCGTGAGCATATACAAGAACGGCACGTCGGCACTCGGCCCGGCATACATGAGGATGGGCGGCAATTACGACAGCGCCATCCTGATGCCGACATTTATCAGCTTGAGCGCGGACGACGTGCTGACGCTATACATCCGAAACAACTCAGCAGCGCGAGGAGCAAACGGCACCGGGTGCCGGATCATGTGCTGGGAGGTTGATTAAATAAGACAAGCAGCCCGGAAGGGCATTTTTTAATGAGGAGAACAAAATGAACACAGGAACAAAAATCAGGACCGTTCTGGTCATAGCGACATGCTTCAACACGGCGCTGATGGCTTCGGACTTCGCGCAATTCCACAATCCGGCAATAGATCTGATTTATAGGGTTTTGTCGGTGGTCGCGAATTTCATAATCGTATTCTGCGCGACCTGGTTCAATAACGATTACACGGATGAAGCGTGCATGGGTACGGGCGTGACAAGACAGCTCAAGGCGGAGCAGCGCCCGAGCTATATCGGTGATTACTTCTTCGAAGGTGAAGAGGAGGAGGACGACGATGAACAAAACGATTTACAAACAGACGGACTCCCGGTGGAGTAGTCTGGCATATCCGACAAAGGCGTCGAGTTTCGGCGGGAACGGATGCGGCTGCTGCGCTTGTGTTCATATCGCAATAGAACAAAAGGCGAAAAAAAAATGGACGCCGAAAACGCTCAGGCCGTGGATGGTCGAAAAAGGCTTCGCGGTCGCGCACCAGGGGACGACCTGGAGCGGCATAACCGAAACGCTTAAGCACATCGGTCACAAGAAGGTGGTCTGGGTAAAGCAGCAGGATCCGATGTCAAAAGCCTGGAAAGAATTAAACAAAGGGAACCGGATCGGCATCCTGCTGGTGGATAATTCCAGGACACCGGACGGAACGAAGTGGACGGCATCCGGACATTACGTCGCCTTTACGGATTACAAGATCAAGGACAAAAAACACTATTTCTATATAAAGGACTCCGGAGGCAGAAACCATGACGGCTGGTTCTGCTATGAGAAGTCCATCAAGTACGCGCTGCCGCAGCTGTGGATCGTTGAGCGGATCAAGGAAGAGCCGACAAAGGCGGAGAAGCTGGCAAAGTGCGCTTATGATTACGCTTATACAACAAATACCAGTAAAGCGCGATACCCGAGCGGAGCACCAAGAGCGGCTTACAAGGAGGCGCTTTATAAGGTATATCCAAACCTGAAGAACATGAAGAGCGCAGCAGCAAAAGGCGCGAGCTGCGACGTTTTCGTGGGTACATGCGTTAGATCTGCCGGAATTGATAAAGAGTTCCCGCGCGGCCTGTCTCCGAGCTATCTGGCAAAGTCGGACAAGTTCAAGCAGGTCAAGGTCACGGCAAAGACGGCCCAGGACGGCGACATCATCATCACATCAAGGCACGTTTGCATCGTGTACGGAGGCAAAATAAAAGAGGCCAGCAACGGCGACTTCTGGCCATTGACATCGAACACGCTGAAGACAAGGCTGAACGCTAAAGGCGCGAAGGTTTACCGAGCGAAGTGAGGTGAGCGAGATGAACGACAATTTTATAGTCGCGGCGGTCGGCTTCTTGGTCGGCCTGGTCGCGCTGATGGCGCCGATCATCAGGCTCAACAGCAACATCACACGGCTGACGACCGTGGTGGAGAAGCTGGAACAGCTGGTCAAAGACAAAACGGACAAGCTCGACGAGAGAGTTACAAAACACGGCCAGGAGATCGACGCTCTGAGGCTGGAGCAGATAAAACACGAGGAGCGCATTAAGCAGCTCGAAAAATAGCGGAGGGAAAACAATGATCACATATCTTTCAAACAGAAGTTATGACTTTGCAAAAGGCACGAACATCATCGAGATCGCTTGTCTCTCGACCGATACGAAGCCGACAACAGGCGTGGCGACAGGCTCGATCGCTCTCGAAGTGAACACGGGTAAAATCTATGCGTTTGACGAGGTAAGCGGAAACTGGAGCGAGCTGTCTGCGTAGGAGGTGCGGCATGAATTTATTTGACATAATAATAGCACGCAAACTTGCAGGCGGTGGCGGTGGCAATATCACGGTCGAGCCTTTATCCGTAACGGAGAACGATACATACACAGCCCCAACGGGCAAAGCATATAGCCCGGTCACGGTCAATGTCAGCGGTGGCTCGTCTGAATTTAGCACGGCGGCGATAACGGTGACAATATCAAGCAATACAGAGCCGTGGTTAGCAGAACCATATCCAATACAGATAATCAGCGATACACTTATCCCGATGATGGGAATTATTAATGATGACACCTATGATATTGTGCTATATCAGGGGAGCGCGCCTTTATACGTATTCACAAAAGATCCGATTACTGTATATAGCGGAGCATTTGAAGTGCTGTCCTCTACATCAGACCCAGAATCGGGCGGATATTATTCAGAATGTGAAATTACAGGGGACTGCTCGTTTACGCTTGTAGGCTTCCCGATTGAATAAGCAATGGCATGACAACCATATCATAAGGAGGGCAGAAAATGCTCAAAATAAAGGAAATTCCGGAGGGATATTATATATCCCTCACGCGAGGCGACACGCTGACGATGACCGTCGACGTCCTGAAAAAGGTGCCGCCGGTCCCGCCGGCGACAGAACCATCCTGGGAACCATACGAGCTGCAGGAGGGCGACGTGGTCACGTTCGCGGTCTCGAAGGGCTTCAAGAACGAAACGGATTACGAGCGCAAGATCACAAAGGAGATCCCGCACGACACGCTGACCTTCACATGCTCACCGCAGGAAACAGCGCTCGATTATTACAGATATAATTTTGATATAGAGTTAAAATACGCAAACGGCGACACGGACACATTTATCAAGGGATTGTTCGAGATCACAGGGGAGGCGTAAAAATGCATGTTTATGGAGAGATCTCCGGAAGACTATCGACAGAAGGACAGCTCTCCGGAAGATTAGCAGCAGACGGACAGCTCTCCGGTGAGCTGACGATCCCGGCGCAGATCCTGCCGCCTGAGTACGAGGGCGCTTACACGTTTACTCCGACAGAGGAGACACAGACGGCGGCAACGGCGGATTTGATGATGACAGACGACATCACGATCGAGCCGATCCCGGAGGAGTATATCATCCCGACGGGATCTGTGAGCATTAGCCATAATGGGACGCACGATGTTACCGAGTACGCTGAGGCGGTCGTGGACGTGCAGCCGGAGCTTCAGACGAAGGAGGTCACGATCGACAGCGCGGGCACCGAGACGGTCACACCGGGCAGCGGTTATTACGGGCTTTCAGAGGTCGAGATCACGGTGCCGGGCGCGGAGTTCAATTTTGTGGTGCCGCAGCATGGAGCATTCGACATTGACATAAACGAAAACGGCCTGATTGCAGCCGCATATCAGGCAATGGAGAATGTGGAGATTGTAGCCGTTTCGGGATTTGCAGCAGCAGGCGCGACCGCGGGGATTTATGTGGACCAGGGCGACACGCTGCAGCTGCCGGTCCAGGCGGGAGCAACGGTCACACCGTCCGAGTCGCAGCAGGTCGCAGTTCCTAAAGGCAAATGGACGACAGGAGCGGTCCTGGTGGATCCGATCCCGGTCGAGTACATGATTTTTATTGTAAATCTTTCGTACAACTCGACCACGCAGAAGTGGACGCCGGCGGAGACATACGCGGAGATCAGCGCGGCAAAGGCAGCAGGCAAAACAATAGTCGTCCGGACGGATAGCACCTATGGCGGCGAATGTTCGGCTGAGGGCGCGTTCCGAGGTACGGATTTTATTTACTGGACAAGAGCCTGGCTGCAGGGAACGATCACCGAAACGGAATACACATTTACATCCGGCGGGCTCAGTATTACGGATGGCCCTTATTTGTATAACGATACAAGTGGCGCTTCGCTGAACAGCAGTGCGCAGATGCTGAACGGCGTGAGCGCATACGCCGGAGGCGTAAAATATACGGGCGACATTCCGACAAAGACATTAAGCGACCTGACTGCTTCAGGCGCGGTCGTAACGGTTCCGAGCGGATATTATGCAAGCCAGGTAACAAAGTCAGTCGCTGCAGGGACAGCCGGAACACCGGTCGCAACAAAGGGAGCCGTTTCCAATCATGCCATCGCGATAACGCCATCGGTCACAAATGTGACCGGCTACATCACAGGAGGCACAAAGACGGGCACGGCCGTCAGCGTGACAGCTTCAGAGCTGGTCAGCGGTACTTATACGGTCGATTCGAGCGGCACGAAGGATGTGACAAATTATGCTTCGGTGGATGTTCCGAGCGGTACCGAGGGGAGCACATACGCAAACATTTATTATGATGGGCAATTTGCAGACATAGATATTGCGGTTCGACTGGATGGTGGCTGGTTCGATACTGATTACTATGGCGGTATATTATCTTACAGTGCCGTTCCGGCAAACACGACCATCACACCAACCGAGTCGCAGCAAACGGTCGGCGGCCCGGATTATTTGATGGAGGACGTGGTCACGATCGCGGCGATCCCGTCGAGCTATGTCGGGAGCGGCATAACACGGAGAGACAGCACGCATCTGAGCGCATCAGGTGCGACTATATCGGTTCCGGCCGGATATTATGAGAATAATGCAAGCAAAGCAGTCGCGAGCGGTACCGAGGGCACACCGACAGCGAGCAAGGGCGCGGTCAATAATCACGCCATTACGGTCACGCCGCAAGTCACTAACGCGGCCGGATATATCAGCGGAGGCACTCACAGCGGTACGGGCGTGAGCGTATCAGCGAGCGAGCTGGTGAGCGGGACAAAGTCCATCACTGCAAACGGCACCGGCATAGACGTGACAAATTACGCGCAGGTCGATGTTGCGGTCCCGAGCGGCTCGCCATCGCTTCAGACAAAAAGCAAAACGTACACACCGACCACATCGCAGCAGTCGGAGACCATATCACCGGATGCCGGCTATGATGGGCTGAGCGCGGTGAATGTAACAGTTAACGCGATCCCGGGAGAATACATAATCCCGACAGGCAACAAGGCCATCACGGCGGCGGGCAATAACATAGACGTGGCCGCTTATGCCACGGTCAGCGTTGCAGCAGGATCTGCCGGAACGCCTACAGCGACGAAGGGAACCGTCAGCAACCACGCCATCCAGATCACGCCGTCCGTGGTCAATACAGCCGGATATATTACCGGAGGCACGAAGACAGGAACCGCGGTGACTGTCCAGGCGAGCGAGCTCGTCAGCGGCAGCGAGACAAAGACGGCAAACGGGACTTATGATGTCACGAACCTGGCGGAGCTGATCGTCAACGTTAGCGGAGGCGGCGGCTCCTCAAATTGGACGCTCCTGGGCACAAAGGACTGTGGAACGATCAGCACATCGAGCACGACCGCCGCAACGATCAACAAGGACTTCACGGTCTCGGACGTCGGAGATTACGATTTGTTAGTGGTCGAGACATCCGTGAACACAAAGACGAACGGAAGACACGCAGCAACGGCCAGGCTGATCTGGCTGACAGCCGGCTCGGCCATCGGAACGAAGAACGGCGCAACAATAGCGACAGCAACATGGAATGTGAAGCTGAGCTCGAACGGGACGGCGACATCCAGGGCGAGCACGACGCCTCGCGGCGTTTATCCGTATTCGTGTACGCTTTCGACATCCGGCGGAGTCACGTCGGCCGCGATCGTCATGTATTCATGCTACAACTCAACACAGACCGGCACGATCAACGGAGCATACACGGCGAGAGTGTACGGTGTAAAACTTTATGACCTTATAGGTGGCTAAGGCTGTCCAGGAGGACAGCGGGTAATTCCTCCTTGAAAGGATATAGCAATTAGACCGGAGCAGGGCGGCTCCGGTCTTTTTGCATTTTTTGAGAAATAAAAAAATATTGTCTTTTGTTGTATTTATCAATGGTTTCGCTTGCTTTATACCTCTATAGTGGTATAATTAAGACAACAAAGGAAAGGAGATAAAAACGATGAAGAACAACAGGGAAGAGATAAAGAAGGCAATAGCAAGGCTCGAGAAGGAGATCAAGCAGGAGCAGAGATTCAGCAAAAGATGGACCTTCCTGGCGGCAACAATAAACAGATACAACAAAGAGCTCGGAAAGCCGGCAAAATATACCTGGTAAAGAGGAGGAGAAAAAACCATGAAAGAATATAAGGGCTACACGATCGAGAAGATCACGCGCAAGGATTGGATGGTAAAAGACGCGAGCGGCGAGATCGTAAGAACATTTGACGACAGGGTGACATTCCTGACGCTCAAAGGCGCAAAAGAGATGATAGATTATATTAACGCTAATAAATAAGGAGGGCAAAACAATGTGGAAAATAGAACAGGCAATGACGATGACGGAAACAGCAGGAGCATGGCTCGCGGATCTTGACAGAGCACTCAACGCGATCCGTTACAATCCAACAATTTGCACTGAGGACGACCTCGAGGACCTGGAAAAAATCAACCAGATGCTCAAGCTGGCGACAAGGCTGGCGGAGAAGATCGCAGAATTTTAGACGAGAGGAGGACAAGGCAATGTGGACAAAAGAAAAAGAGCAGCACGTCGATGAAATAATCAGGAGCCTGGCGGAGGCAAAACACAAGGATGAGCTCGCGGACGGGCTCCTCCAGGTCGAGGATGAAACAGGCTATAAAATAGAATTCATTTATGATATATTTACCGAAACGATTGAAGATGAGGAGCTGACCAGATACGAGGCTGAGGATCCGGAGGCGCTCCTGCCGATCTGGGAATCGGTAATTGTACCGGCGTATGAATTCGACTATTAGAGGAGGCAGCGATGGCACAAACGAAACTGCAGAAGGTCCGCCTGGCGGCGGGCCTCTCACAATCACAACTGGCAGCAAAGGCCGGGATCTCGCTCAGGACGCTGCAGCATTATGAGATCGGAGACAAGGACATCCGGAAGGCTGCAGTCGACAAGGTCCTCGCCCTGGCGGAGGCGCTCGAATGCGACATTAAAGAAATTATATAATCGTTGCTTCGAGGAGGAGGATGGCTTATAATTAGAGCACAGAGGTGATTCAGAAGATGCACAACTATTCCGAAAATTATGAAGAAGGGAATAGTTGACAGCCCGGAAGGGCACAATAACACGTTAACAATTAGAATCACCTCAAAGGACAAGGAGGTGATTCATTTTTTATGAAAACAAAGATCAGACAATACGCATTCGTTGACGCTGTAGATCTTGACTGCTTCGAGGTAAAGCTCAACGAGAGGTTGGAGGAGCTCGCTGAATGCGATCCGGAGGTCGAGTTCTACGAGCACGACACGACGCTCGCGCGCATCAGGTACACGAAGCAGCAGGAGCTCACGCCGGCAACACCGGCCGAGGCAGGGATCAAGTTCACATGCGGAGACTGCCCGATGTTCGGCCACATCATGAAGAAGGACGGCTCGCCGGATCTTCGCAGGGCATACGGAAATTGTGACGTCGGAGAGATGGGCCGCGTCTGGAAAACAACACCGGCCTGCGATCATCTTTACAAGATGATTATGGACGGCCGCATCAGGCTGACGCTCGAAGATGATTAGAGGAGGGCGGCACGTGAAAAGATTGATAGACAAGGACGCGCTGCTCGCGGATCTCGATGAGGCGATCCGGGAATTCATACCGAAGAACGAAAACGACCAGGCATTCCTGGAGGGCGTGATCGCAGCGCGCAGAATCGTGAAGTTTACAGAGGAGGCATCAAATGGACAGATATGATCTGATGGAGATAATCGGCGGAATAATAGCGTGGGCGGGCCTTTTCGCGGTCTGCTTTATGCTGTTTGTCATTTTTTAGAAAACAGGGAGGCATCAAATGGAAAAAGAAGCAATAAAAAGAATGTACGAAGAAAAAAAGAGATTTGTCGAAAACGACCTGGCGGCGGTGCTCAGGGAGATGCCGGACTTTGATGGCATCAAGTACGCGGTCGACGCCATAACGAGTGAGGAATACATCAAGCTGACCGAGTCGATCGGTTTCGCGTATTTCGTAAACGTGACAGGCAGCGACAAGAGCGCGATCCTCCGCGAGGTCTGCCGCATGGTGCTCCAGACGAACCCGGCGGGCAGGATCTTCGAGAGGTCGAAGCTGCGCGAAGTCAACAGGCTATTTGTTTGAGGAGGTACCGGCATGACACTGTTTGAAATCAACAGAGCGATCCTGGACTTCGATTATGAGATCGACGAAGAGACCGGCGAGATCCTGAACGCGGAGGCGCTGGATGAGCTGCAGCTGGCCAGGGAGGACAAGATCGAAGGCGTGGGCCTTTGGATCAAGAACCTCCAGGCAGAAGCGGAGGCAGTGAAAAAAGAGAAGGACGCGATGGCTGACAGGCAGAAGCGCCTGGAGAAAAAGGCGGAGAGCCTGAAGAACTACCTGGCATGGGCACTGCAGGGCGAGAAGTTCAGCACGCCGAAGATCATGATGACGTTCAGGAAGAGCGAGAGCGTTTACATTCCGAACGAGGCCGAACTTGATGACCGGTTCGTGAACATCACGATGGTCAAGAAGCCGGACAAGAAGCTGATCAAGGACACGCTGAAGGCGGGCCTGGAGGTCCCGGGCGCGGAGCTGATAACAAAACAAAACCTGCAGATCAAGTGAGGAGGCTGCCGTGAATAGCAAGGAATACGCACAATATCTGTTTGACAGGATCGAGACCGGTTCCGAGATGGCGCTGCGCCGTCCTGCGGACAGAAGAGCGGACAGAAGGCTCCGGAGCCTGATCGCGGACGCTAACATGAGCGGCGACTGCATCATCAATGACGGCCGCGGTTACTACAGACCAGGAGAAGACGATGAGGCGGCGTTTGAGGAGTACGACGCAAAGGAAAAACACAGAGCGCGGATGATCCTGAAAAAACAGCGCAGGATGCGCGAAGCATTTGAGAGGAGATACAAATAATATGGCGATACCAGTATTAATAATAGGACGAAGCGGAGCGGGTAAAACATACAGTATAAAGAACTTCAAGGCTGGCGAGGTCGGCGTGATCGCTGTCGAGAAGGGCCGCCTGCCGTTCAGGTCGGACATCAAGGTCTCGAAGGTCCCGAACGATCCGACAAGAGGAGAAGCGAAAGACGCGGCGCAGCTGAACGCGGCAAAATATGCCTGGATAACGAGAGCGATCTCGAAGGCAAAGGCCAAGTCAATAGTGATAGACGACAGCCAGTATCTGCTGATCAACGAGTTGTTCGATCGGACTTACGAAAAAGGATACGATAAATTTTTAAGCCTGGCGGTCAAGTTCAGGGACCTGATCCACTTCATCAACGATCTGGAGGATGAGGACAAGATCGTTTATTTTCTTCACCATTCGGAGACAGACTCAGACGGCCGCGAGAAGGTGAAGACGGTCGGAAAGATGCTGGACGAGAAGCTCACGGTCGAGGGATTATTCGACATAGTTCTTTACTGCCAGGACCACAAGTTTTTCACTCAGGCAAATGGACAGAGCACGGCAAAGTCGCCGGAGGACATGTTCGACCTGGAGATCCCAAACGATCTGAAGCTGGTCGACACGAAGATCCGGGAATATTACGGAATTAAAAAGGAGGATGAATAAATGCAGGATTTCACATCATACGCAAAACAGCCGTCGCAGTTTGAGGTTCTTCCGGCGGGAGGATATATCGCGAAGATCGTGGACGTTGATGACCGCGTCTGGAGAGGACACAGCGAACCGGCACACATGATCCTCATGGACATCGCGGAGGGAGAACACAAGGGCATTTATAAAAGAAATAATGCGACAGCGGACAATGACAGGTGGCTCGGCTATTGGTTTGCAGAACCGGACAAGGGCTCGCCGGACTGGCTGCTGTCGAAGGTCGGCGGCATACAGACCTCGCTCGCGGAGTCTAATGACAACGTAAACCTGGCGGATCCGCACGCCTGGAAAGGCTGCCTGGTCGGCGTAGTGGTCGGAGAAGAGGAGGTCGAGAGCCGCTCGGGCACCGTTTACCCGATGCCTTACGTCAATTATATTTGTTCGACGGAGCGCATCCGGAAGGGAGAAAACCAGCCGGGCGGGTACAAGATCCCGAAGCTGAAAAAGCTGGCCGCACCGGTCTCTCGCCCGGTCACATCGACGGATCTTCCTGACAGCTTCAGCGCAGCGGAAGATGACATTCCATTCTAAGGCGGCGATGGACAGGTTTTATCAAATGACGATATACGAGCTGGATGCTGACAGGACTCCGCCGAAACGGGACTACCACGTCCCGAGCGGGACAATGAGATATTCCTGCGGTTTGTGCGGAGCGCCCGTCGGCATCTTCGGGCCGAAAACATTTCACGAGCAGGGCTGGCTCTATAAAAGAGAAGCCTGCCAGAACGGGCACGTCGTGGCCTGGGAGGCGTTAGATGAATAGCAGGAACAAAGGAAAGCGCGGAGAACTTGAGGCAGCAAAGGCCCTGCAGGAGTATGGATATAAAACGCGGAGAGGCCAGCAATTCAGCGGAGCGAACGGCGATGCTGACGTTGTCGGCCTCCCGGGGATCCACCTGGAGATCAAACGCGTGGAAAAACTGAACATAAGCGAGGCGATGCGGCAATCAATAAAAGACGCAAAAGAGAACGAGCTGCCGGTCGTCATGCACCGGAAGAACAGAGAGGCGTGGCTCATCACGATGCCGCTCCAGGCGTTCATGGTGCTTTATAAGGCATGGGAGAGGATAAGGAAATGAACAAGGATCAAAAGGGCTTTATTGTATATGGCGACATCAAGGCGGTCATCGATGAGCTGCCGGATGACCAGGTCGCTCAGCTCTTCCGGGCAATGGTCGATTATTTCATGGAGGAGAAGGCGCCGAAGTTCTCCGGAGTATTAAAGTTTGTATGGATCACGATCAGGCAGCAGATGGACCGGGACAAAGAGAAGTATGAGGCCAAATGCAAGAAGAACCAGGCGAACATCCAGGCTTACTGGAATAAGGTCAAAACTGATACGAACGAAAACGGTCGAATACGAACGAATACGATCGCTACCAATACAAATACAAATACAGATACAGATACAAAAAAAGATACAGATACAGATACAACCACAGACACAGATACAAAGACAGGCGCTGCTTCAGAGCAGCGCGGTGGTGGCAGTGAATACGGCGATGATTTTAATTTATGGAAAAAGCTGACGCCGGAAGACATAGATCGGATCTATGATGTTTACCCGGACAGCGGCGGGTTCCTGATCGAGGAGGTCGTGGCCGACGTAAAGCTCAAGCGGAAAAAAGTCAAGAACGCCGCGTCATATATCCTGGGTTACGCGAAGCGCGTCGGATGGGATGACAAGGCGGAGCACGGATCGTTCCCGTGGGAGGTCTCATGATCAGGAAGTGCGACATTTGCGGCTTTGAGTTTGACGATTACTGGATGCATAAATACAACGTCGGCCGCACGCAGATCTGGGTCTGCGCTAAATGCAAACAGAACGGGATCCGCGAGGTCAACCTCTCAGCGGTAATGAAGAAGAGACCGAGGCGGAGGGAGAAGGAGGAGAGATGATTCATCAACTTGATCTGTATGGCCGCGACAAAGTGGAGAAGGCAATCATGCGGCTGCAGTGCTATGAGCCGCCAGAAGGATATTATTTATGTTTTAGTGGAGGCAAGGATTCCTGCGTCATAAAGGCGCTTGCTGATATGGCCGGCGTGAAATACGACGCACATTATTCTGTCAGCAGCGTAGATCCTCCTGAACTTGTGAGATTTATTAAAGAAGTCCATCCTGATGTCGAGTTTACATATCCAAGAGATAAAGACGGAAACAGAATCACTATGTGGAATCTGATACCGAGGAAATCAATGCCGCCCACACGGATAGTCAGATACTGCTGCGCTGCACTCAAGGAGCAAGGCGGAAAAGGCAGGCTGAAAGTGACCGGAGTCAGATGGGATGAATCAGTACGCAGGAAGAAGTCACACGGAGAAGTAACCTTTGCTGACAAGAAAGCCAGGAAAGAAATCGAGAAGGAATTAAGTGACGAGGATTTTATGTCAACTCCACAGGGGGGGGTGGTACTCCGAATGGACAACAGGGAGAACGCCAGGATTGTGGAGATGTGCTACAAGGATCACACTACGCTGATAAATCCTATCATCGATTGGACTACAGCCGAAGTATGGGAATTCATCAAGGAGTACAAGATCCCATACTGCTGTCTGTATGACGAAGGCTTCAAGAGGCTTGGGTGCATCGGATGTCCGATGGGAACAGTCAAGCATCGCATGATGGAATTTGAACGCTATCCGAAGTACAAGAACCTATATCTGATCGCATTCGGCAAGATGATTGAAAATAGGGGGGGTGCTGCGTTCATACCACACGGCAGACGAAACGATGCAATGGTGGATTGGAGATGGCAGACAGCAGAGCAAGTGATGCAAGGATACATTACGGAGAACTTCAAAGAGCCGATGCAGATTGGACAGATATGACTCCGAAAGAAATTATGGAATGGTGGATCGATTAAAAAAAAGGAGGAGAGATGACGCTCGAAGAACTAAAAGCCGAGGCAAAGAAGCAGGGCTTCAAGCTGATGCCGATCAAAGAACAGGAGAAGCTGCTGCCGTGTACGTGCGGATCTAAGCGCCGCGAGCATTGGAGCAGATGGGCCGGAGACCATATCGAGATAACACTCTGCTGCAGCAGATGCGGCAAAAGAGCGAGCGGAGCGACGGAGGCAGAGGCCCGGCATAACTGGAATGAGATGATTTTAGCGGAGGATCGGAGAAAGAGAGGGCGAGTGATGACGGAAATCAAACTGACAAAGAGGTATCCGCAATCAAGGACAGAGGACATTGTAGATGCTTATATGCGTGGTTGGAACGATGCTCTTGATGCGGTACAGAACGGGAAGTTTCATATAGCAGACCGCAAGACCGAGCCACAGATATGCGACACTTGCAGATATTACAGCGACTATATTCCGTGTGGCTCAACTCCAAGTGCGTGTAAAGAAGCAGATAAATTCGCAAAGGAATTTGTGAACGGCTTAAAGGATTTACGCATTATCGAGGCAGGCCGCAAGGACGAGCCAAGTGGTTACAAAACGAAACCAGTTGAGGATGAGCCACAGACTCCATACGATAATTGCAAAGAATGTAAATGGTGGTCGCCTATTAGGGAAAGATGTATTACATACGATGAGTGCCATTTTGAGCCGATACCAATAATCGGTAGCGAAATATTTGAGGACGAGCCACAGGAAAGAGAGGGCGAGTGATGTTTCAGAATATAGCGATCAGCCTGGTCGCCATCGCGACTTTAGGAAACGCGATAAACATCATGCTGATATTGAAACGGCTGGAGAAGCTGGAGAGGAGGATTCAGATCTATGATCAGATATTTCTGCGATCGATGCGGCCGGGAGATTGAGGGGAGCACCGGATGCTTCACGGTAACGATTCAGGCGCCGGAGATAAGATCATGGGCAGATGATGGATTATATAGCAGGGCGGATTATCAGATCTGCCGGAGCTGCATCACAGAGATCGATGGATTTATAGGTGCAATTAATACGGATTGCGCGTGGAGATAACAGAGGAGGAACAGGATGGAAAATAATAACAACGATGTTTATGTGCCAGAAGAAGTATTTGCGGAATTGCAGGCAAAGGCAAACGGACACGATTATGTCCAGGGATATGTCAAAGGGTTCAGAGAAGCGATCGAGGTGCTGGTCGATGCGGCCGTCAGGATCGCAACGGCTATAAAAAACTAAAGGCAGATCCGGAGGACGGGCAAAACCTATAAATCATTTTTTAATTTTGAATTCTTCTTCGTGCAAGTATAACAGCCCGTCCTCCGTTTCGCAGGAGGTGACAGACATGGCAGGCAAACCAAAATATGAGAAGGGCAGCGGTTACAGGGCGAACGCCGGCGGATTTATTTACCATCCGATCGAGTATGCCGAGAAGAGACGCAAGGAAGTCGAGGCCCGCGATCATATAGTCGCGGAGGGATATGCCGAGAGGCAGATGGCCGAGACGCTGAAGCAGGCAGGGAAAATTAAAACAGAGTTATGACGGTGAAGGAATACCTGAAGCAATATGAATATGCAGCAGCCAGAGCTGAGCGGTTCCGGAAAGAGTACGAGGCCGAGATGCTGAAGATCGACGCGGTCAGATCGCTGTCGGATAATGACGGGATGCCGCACGGATCCAATATTTCAAGGCCCACGGAGGAGAAGGCCATCAGGCTCGCGGCTATAGCGGCAAAGTGGAAAGTCGCGGAGCTGGACGCCATAGAGACCAGGCAGGAGGTCTTCCGGATAATCAGCAGGATCCCGGGCGATGAGGGTGATGTTCTATTTGCGAGATACATCGAGCTCAAGAAGTGGGACGACATCGCGGAGGAACTGCATTATTCTGTCCGCGGGATTTACGGGATACACGGAAGGGCGCTGCAGATCGCGGCGGAGATATTGTGCATTTAAGTGCAGTATGTACCCGGCTATAATGGTATTGTCAAAGATCAGTAAACGACCATTGACACGAATCACCTTTCTGAGGATTCCGGCGAAAGCCGGACCTGTGGCTGCAATAGTATCGACTCGGGTGCGATTCCCGAGGCAGCCAGATGCCTCAACGATATACTTATAAGGACAGCAGGAGCGGAGTCATTTCTCCGCTCTTTGCTTTGCAAAGATATGGATTATAAGAGCAGGCGCTGGAGGCGCATCAGGGAGAGCGTGCTCAGGCGGGACGGATATGAATGTCAGATCTCGCTCAGGTACGGCAAACACGTCGAAGCGGACACGGTCCACCATATATTCCCCGTGGATCAGTTCCCGGAATATCAATGGGAACCGTGGAACCTGATCAGCCTGGCGGCGTCAGTACATAACAGGATGCACGTCAGGGACAGCCAGGAGCTGACGGATGAGGGCAGGCAGCTCCTGGAAAGGACGGCCCGGAGGAGGAACATGGAATTATGATCAGCGTCATCGTGCCATACTGGAACAGCGCTAAATGGATATGCAGATGCGTCAGCAGCCTCAAGCTCAACAGAGGAGACTTCGAGTTCATACTCGTAAACGATCACAGCGAAGACGACGGCGAGGCGATCGCACGCGAAGCAGCGGCGGGAGATGAGAGGTTCCTCTTCATCGATAACGAGAACAGACGCGGACCGAGCGGCGCAAGGAATACCGGGCTCGATGTTGCGACAGGCGACTGGATCACGTTCCTGGATGCGGATGACATGATGAACAAGGACGCGTTTAGGATCTTCACGGATGCGATTGAGGCAGCCGGAGATTATAACATAATACAGTTTAACCATTACCGGTATTATTCAAAGATCAGGAAGACGGCGCTCAAATATACAAACTGCGCGGGAGATTATGGGCTCAGCAGGATGCCGGTGCTCTGGTGTGTAGTATGGAATAAGATATACAGGGCCGAGCTGGTAAAGGACATCAGGTTTGATGAGTCGATGTTTTTCGGAGAGGATGAGATGTTTAATGTTTCCTGCCTGGCGAAGGACGGACGGATCCGATGCGCGAAGGGCGTCAGCGTGACACACATCCTTGAAAACAAAGAGAGCCTCTCGCATTCGAAGACGGAGCGCGAGATTCTGAAGCTGGACCGCACGCTGGTCGATGCGATCAAGAGGAGCAGGGATCCCGAGCTGCGCCGCATGATCTGCGTGAGGCTTGCACATCACTGGTCTCATTTGTTCCAGGATATTCTGACCGGAGAGAAGTGATCGAGCTACCCCGCCCCTCTTCAAAAAAAAATTTTTGGTCACCTGGGAA